TAAGAAGACATTATACTTAATTTTTTTAAGATTGATAGCAAGATAGAAAAGGGTAGTCGTTACAACGATTATATAGATACCTGTTTTAATTCTAAGGTAAAATCATCTGAATCCACAACGGGTTGTAAATTATGTGGTGGTGAAGATAAAGAGGTAGATTTTAGAGAATCCTACGTAATCTGCAGAAACTGTGGTAATTGTGAAAAATATATGGAAACAGTTAACACTAATATGGATTGGTCAAGGAGTGACTCAGTGCAGTTTATTCAGGTTTTTACTTATAAAAGACAGAATCATTTTAAAGAGTGGTTAACACAGCTTCAAGCAAAGGAGAGCACTGTTATACCCGAAAATATTTTGGATGCTATTTTTCTTGAACTAAAGAAGGAGAGAATTACAGATGTTAAGTATATCACCCCAACTAAAATAAGACAATATCTAAAAAAATTGAGACTAAATAAGTACTACGAACATATACCAAATATTATTCAGACGATTACCCAACAAAAAGGATTATCAATTGATGCAGACCTTGAAAACAAATTAATATCAATGTTCGATGCTATTCAGGCACCATTTGAAAAACATTGTCCACCAACGCGAAAGAATTTTTTAAGTTATTCTTTTACTCTTCACAAATTCTGTCAACTGCTAAATAGAAATGACCTACTTGTATATTTTCCTTTACTAAAGAGTAGGGAAAAGTTATTTGAACAGGATAAAATCTGGAAAAATATATGCGAAGAACTTGAATGGAAATATATCCCCACTGTTTAAATTAATTTAAAGATATTAACTAGACTTAATTAATGAGTAAACCCAACGTTGAGCATTATTTAGAAAAGGACACCGTCATAGTTCCAGGACAGCAGTACGCAATTATCAGTATAATCTCTCCATCTAGTCGTCAACAGCATGATAAGCTTGCTGTTAAGATTCGAGGTGCGTTCTCAACGATGGATGATGCTAAGAAGCATGCTGAGAGACTCCAAAAGCAGGATTCAACCTTTGATATCTTCGTGGTTGATATGTACTCGTGGCTACCACTTCCACCAGACAAGGGAGAAATTGGAGAGCAGCACTACGCTGATAACAAGCTAGAAGAACTAATCCAGGGTCACGTCGAAGAACTTGATCGATCGAAGGAAGAGTTTGAGAAGTACAAGAGAGAGCAGATGGAAACTGATAGGAAGAAGACCAAGGAGCTCGTGGACAAGTCCACAGTTGAAGAAAGTGAGAAGACAAAGGATGCTGATGATAAGTCCACAACTGAAGAAAGTGAGAAGACAAAGGATGCTGATGATAAGTCCACAACTGAAGAAAGTGAGAAGACAAAGGATGCTGATGATAAGTCCACAACTGAAGAAAGTGAGAAGACAAAGTATGCTGATGATAAGTCCACAACTGAAGAAAGTGAAAAGACTGAAGAGCCTTAAGTAGTAAAATAATGTATAAAGATCTAATTATGACTATTAATAATCACTATTAGATTTTTACAATTAACCACCTTTACAATGTTTTATACGTTAACATGCTAATACCAAATAACAACTACCAAACCAACACACTAATAACCACCACTAGTTTAGTTCGAGTAGGCAAGACCACCCATGCCCGACATAATGCGTAGTACGTTGTAGTTGACGGCGTATACTACAGCATTGTACTGGGTAGTCGTTGGAGACCAGGCACTGGCCTGCGATACGATACCGTTGAGCTGGGAAACATCAGCGGCAACAGTGAATACGTTGAAAGCGTTATCAATACGCGAGTAGTTGAGAGAACCAGATGGCTGATGCTCAACAGGCTGAAGAGCATACGAGTAACATAGAACACCAGTTGGTGGGATAGCTGGGAAGTGATTGTAGGGCTGGACAAGGTTGTAGTAGTCAACGGACTTGGCGTTGTAACGGTCGTTACCGTTGAGGGTGAGCCTGTGGTCCGCAATTGGGTTAGCACCGAGGAACTGGAGGAAGGGTGGAGAGTTAGTGAAGTTGGTCCAGTCAGGGGAGAAGCCAGTTCTCGCGTTTCTGAAACCCCAGACGTTAAAGGATACAGGGTGATTGAAGGTGCGGTAGTCAATTCTCTTGTTGGTTGCACCGTTTGTGAAGGTCATACCAGACTCCTGGACCTCCTGAACCTGCTTGATGAGGTACTCGTGCGAGTTCTGGGCAAAGCGCCTACGCTCAGCGGAGTCAAGGTAGTAGTAGACAGCCCAGACCGACATAGCGATCGTGGGATCAGGCTTCGTTCCAGTGTACGCACCATATGTAAGCCACTCAACCTCAAGAACACTGGGTGAGGTGTTGTTAAGAGCGTCGAAGTCGGTCATTAGAACAACGCAGTTAGATAGTTCCTCTAGGATAATCTCAAGACGAACCTCATGGTACTGGAGAGCAATAAGTGGGAGAGCTAGACCTGGGTGAGTGTTGAACCAGAAGACAAGTGGTACATAGAGGGTTCTAGGAAGGCGACCGTTCGCGGAAATTGCTAGTGGAGACTCAGTGATATCGTAACCACCAACCATCTTCTGGAGACCCTCACGCTTGGCAGCTGGGGTCGAGAGCTCGAACCACATGTAGTACCAGGTGGCGTAGTGACGGTCAATGGGCTGACCACCAATCTCGATCGTGACCTGCTTTAGTAGACGGTAACCGACGTAGTTGACGTAGCACCATCTCATATCATGTTTTCCACTAGCAGGTGTAACGCTACCACTACTGTATACCGCGTAATCCGAACCAGTTACACCACCAGCTAGCGAACCTAGAGCGAACTCGACGTGCATGGCACCAAGGAGATCACCAGAACGGGTAATGGTTACCGTGCTGCGACCACCGAACTTATTAGCATCACCGTTGACCGTCTGCTCGATGCACTCAGCAGCGAAGTTGGTGTGACGCTGGAACGTGACACGGAAGAAAGTAATCTGGGGGTTTCCAATAAGGAAAACATCCTGTGCACCAATAGAAACAAGCTGGATAAGACCTCCGCCCGCCATTTTAAATTTAATTATAATCAAGAAAATAATTTAGAAAAAAAACCCTAATTAAATAAATTTTAAACCAAGATTTTTCAGTATTTTACAATATTTATAGACCCTAGGAATTTTGTACTACACAATAAGTATAAAGTTGAAACATGTTTACGACATTTTTATACCCTAACAATTTTCATTTAGAGTATTTAAAATGACGACAATTCTAGTGTCCCCGACCCAAAGCGGGAAAACTCGCTACATTCAAGAGCTCGCCGATGAATTTATTTCGCAGAACTTCTCCGTGTTTATTGTACTGAGAAATATTACAGCAGACATGATGCAGTTTTCAAGTAGGTGGAACGATAAGTATTTGCACGATCTCAATAAATTTGACATACTGACTACTGATCCTTCGATTTACTTGTGCTTGTCTAACCTGCATCAATTGTCCAAGATGTACTGTACTATTTCTAGGATTAATCATCGGTTCATTATTATTCTCGATGAAGCGGACCTGATTTACCTGGACAAGATTGAATCAAAGCAGTCTACCATGTTGTATGATGAGATGTATGAGTCTAAGTTTCTTCATCATAAATACTACATTACTGCAACACCATTTGCTTTATTCAAGTATGTCCCAGATCTTCGTAAGTGTAATGTGATTTCTCTGCCAAAGAATCCAAATTATATAGGGTTTGAGAAGATCTCAAATTGGCACCTACTGGGTTCTTCTGTTAAGCGGTTGACCAAGACAGATCACTACGAAGAATATGTAGAGATTTACAAGAATCTACTGAAGATTATTACTAAAAGAAAATCGAATCAGGTAGTTCTATTCAACTGTACTTCACTTATTATCATGCAGGAACTCATCGGAAAATTGTTCTACAAAGATTTCCAAATTACAACAATTATTGATCATGGTATGTCCACCATTGTTTACTCTTCTACACCAATCGAGGCGTTTAGTAAACACCAGGAGGATTTTAAAGACGGGTACAAGTATCTGTTTAAGAAGATTCAAATCAAGAGCATATTGTTAGAGCTAAAAAAGCTTGAGACTAAGAAGATTATCATTGTATCTGGTATCAAAGCAGGTAGAGGACAATCATATAAGACAGAAGATAAAAATGAGTATCACCTGACTGATCTGGTATATCTTCCACCAAATCATCAATCTTGTGAGACTCTTATTCAGGCATGTGGTAGAATCACGGGTATCTACGAAACTACAGATAAAAAGCTACATATTTGGACAAATGAGAAATCGAAGACTTCAATCATGTCATACATAGATTATAAGAATGATCTTATGAAGAACACTGATGAAAAGGATAAAAGAGATAAGATCATTACGGATTTAATTAGCAATCTGCGGATTTAGATTTTTAAAATATTATTATCATTATATAAATGTCTGACGAATACGGAACATCTTTGGATGACTTAAAAGTCATGCAGGAGCCTGAACAACCCCCAGTAGAACAACAGCCACAATATGCACAGCAAGTTCCACAGCAGATTCCTCAACAGGTTCCACAGTATAATCAACAAGTTCCTCAGTATTCTCCACAGGTTCCACAGTATGTTCCACAACCCATTGATTACAACCAGATGATGCAACAGCCAGTAAATAATACAAATTTTATGAGTAAGCTAGATGTCTGGGACTCAACTCAATCTATCGTGATTATTGTAATTTTATTTGTACTATTTGGAAGCTGCTATTTTAAAGAAATATGCAAAAATTTACCATTTATGTGCATAGTAGATAATGAGTATAATCTACCAAGTCTTCTAATTGTTGCACTATTAAGTGCTGTATCTTACGTAATTATCAAGACGTACTTTTTGAATTAGACTTTTTACGATTCCTCTGCTTAGGTGGAGACTTATTTGTAAATCTATTGTAAAGTAGACTTCTAAAATCTTCTATTTGAGTCTTTTCACTGCTAAATTCTCCAATAGTAGGTAGTTCACCCTTTGTTGTGTCTCTGTTCTTCCAATTTAACAGTTTGAGTAAATGATCTGTACATTTTATAAATTCGGATGAATAATCTTTACAATAACCATATTTTCTACCTTCTAGTGTATTGCAGATACAGTGACACTTCTGTACAAGGCCATCATGGGTTAACTTGAAATATATTTGACAAGAATTGTGTGCTCTACCAATATTCTGACAAAACTTAGATTTTGTTAATATTACATATACTTTACCATCAAAGTTTAGAACCTTCTTGATATCATCCGCTACATAATTTTTAACATGTATTCTAAAAAATCTAATAATTTCTTTGTATTTAATGTCACTTGGTAGAAGTCGCATAGACATCGGCTTTTCTTCATCACACTCTTCGCACTCTAGATCCTGTTTAAGAGCTTCAGGGTACTTCTTGATTTCTGTTAAACTATTATCATGATCTTGAATACTAGTCATTTTAACCATTCTATATTTATCATCTAACATACTTTTAAGCTCTTCTTTGTCTTTATTATTAAAACAGTCTATGACATAAGCAGGTAAATAAACTCGTTTTTCATCAATCAACTGATTTGTACCACTTCTATCATAGGAACATTTAGATGATCCAATCATTCTAATACCATTGTTCTTATATATGCAAAGGTCTACTACATCCTCCCACTTATTGTAGTCTTCTCTTTCCCCTAATGTACTTTTTAACTTATGAATTATAAGATTGCGAATTAAAATAGAATTTTCTTTGTTTACGTAGAGAGTTGGCCAATGAAGGTGAAGTCCCTGCTTGATATATTCATTTTCGTTCTTAATAATCTTTTTTGATTCTGTAGTGCACACGATAACCTTGTAGTTTTCTTCGTAGATATAATGTATTGATTCCTGTATTAGATTTACAACTCGTAAAATGTAGTCTTTATCAAGAAGTATTTTGTCTGTAAAATCTAAGTCACAAAAGAATCTAAATATGTTTGTCTTATGTTCGACAATATGAAGGGGTACTTTTTCATCCAAACACTTAGCATATAATTTGTAGAAAGTGTCTAGTAGTTCTTTTTTAATAGAAACCCTACCCCCGTCAAGTAGCAAATGAGTTGGTTTTATGTCTTCATCCTTCGGGATGATTTGATTTGTTGTATAAAACCAATTCGTTAGGCTATTGTTTCTCATTATATAAATATGTAATAGATTTTTAAATCAATTAAATTACAACACCCAATGTCTGTAAGATAAAGCCTTATGATTATCCTCTGGGTACAACCTATCTGGATACACAGTTGACATCCAATCATCTGGATCGTAATCTGGGGGTATGTACCACTCTGATGGTTCTACGTTAGGAGCAGATTTATCACAATCCGAAAATGTTTCCTTACGATCTACAAATAATATGACAAGTAGTAATACAATTATTAATAATAAACACCACATTTTAACATTGTAAATATTTTATTTTTACTTCTTCCATTCAGCTGCAGCATCCTTGAAGGCAGCCCTATGATCATATGGTGTCCCATTTAGATTACACTCTTCCTTAATTCTAGCCATCGTTTCAGACATGTGTTTGTTATAAGCCGATGGCTGCCTCTTAACCTTTCCAGCTTTTTCTTCTGGGACTGACTTTTCCTCTAGGGCTTCTATGCGACGCCTGAGATCTTCTAGTTCACTACTCATTATACAATAGTGCACATATAACTATATATTATTTAAACGTATTATTCCAACCCTAATTCATTTATTCTGTTTATCATTCTTACCATACTTTGACGATTATTTAAATTTTCTCTATTCTTCTCAGTTGAATGAGCCACTTTGTTATTTCGTTGTGCAAACTGATTTCCAATCATTGAAGTTACAATACCTGCACTATACAATGTCATTAAATACAAGTCTAATGGATAAACCATTGGTAGGCAGACTTTTAAAAGATGACTGGCACTGTGTGGACTAATCTTGTAGGCAGATATTGCAAACCCTGTAACCATTCCATTTATGTATGAATGTTCTCGATTGTAGTAGGTAATATCACAGGTCGAATCAAACTTTTCATTGTTAAAGTCTTCTAGATCAATGTTGGTACTGTCTTCTATAATTAGATAATCCTGATTATCATTTTTACACATCTCCCATATATCCAAGTGTGTTTTAAAACACCCAAGTTCACCAACCAATGCTTTCTTAGTATTTCTAAAACTATTACCTAACCAAGATAATAGTCTGTTTTTCAACATATCATATATAATTTGTTCCCCATCTCTTTCACAAATGTAAAATTCAAACTCGAAATTTCTGTGTTCACATGCTTGTTTAAAATCTTGTAGTAGGTCTCTTAAGTCTTGTCTTTCCATTAAACTTAGTACTACAACCTTCATATAAGTATATTTTTCTACATTCTTTAAACTATTTACTTTTACTTAAAAATATAAAACATATAGTAACAATGGATACAGAAGAGGATCCCCTAAAGGACATTAATAACCCAAACTGGGACCTAATTAAAAATATGTTATCAAAATCTAAAGTTTATAAAGAATTTACCTGCAAAAAGTGCAAACAGGTGTTTAGGTCACCAAATTACAATGGAAAACACCCTCTTTGTGATAAACACAGATTTAAGGAATAAACATTTAGTATAATAAATGCTACCGACAGTAACTCGTCAACACGGATTTAACTCTTCAAATATGGATACTTCATTCCCACCAATTATCCAGCGATACTGGACTTTCAGTTTTATGAATTTCATTACTTGTAAACAACATGCAAAAAATATACTAAACAAAGTTAAAGTTAAACGGTCAAATACTTATTAGATGAACAGTGAATGTCTCAACGATATTAATAGCACAATTATTGTATACGGGGATATAATTAGTCATGATCCAGTTGATCCTTGGATAACATATGATGAAGAAAAAGGCGTGTATAAAGCACCTGATAGACACTCTATGATGTTTGTAAAACCAATTATTTCTAAGTATTTTAGATGGTCTTATTTAATTAATGATTACGAAATTGTAGAAATGCAACAATCACTGTGTTATCATCGGCCCTCGGAATTCTACGATCATGTTCTAACACCAAGTGAAGTAAAAAATCTAAGTGATGCACAACTTAAGAGATACCTGGAACATTTCTATAACAGATGTTCTCAATTTGAAAATGGAATATTATTTAAATTTATGGAGACAAGGGGAGATGTAATGAAAAGTTATCAGGCTAACATTGATCCTAGGTGTTATGATATCATTTCAGAAATTACATGTAATGAAAACTATAGAAAGGGTCACATAACATTTGACGAATCGTGGAATACAATCTTCTATTATCAATTATTACCTCCAAGGAGGCATATGCATTTTTTAAATATTAGAAAATGTACCTGTACGTGTAATAATTACAAAATTAAAAAATACTGCATTCATACTCATAAAATCTGTTTGTATCGTATTTTATTTAATAATTTAAACAGTAATATTGGTGACTTTTACAATTTAATTAAACATGAACTAGAGCCCTAGATATATTTTCTTACTAGTGTGTCTCCATTCGGGTGTAATTATTTCTTCTTCTACGTTGTAATTCTTAGCAATATTTTCCAGTGAATTGTTGGCAAAATTACGTAGTTTTTCGAGTTTTACCAAGGATTCACGGATAGTATCAACAACTTCGTTTTTATTATCAGTGACAGTTCTGCAAAGTTCTACCGATTTATCCATCTCTTGCATAATAATGGTTCGCAGTAGCTGAAATACGTTTATTATGTCCTGCTGTTTCTTTCGAGCTTTATCCATAGCATATAACTTGTTTTTCCAGGTATTTTTATCAATTTCACCCAAGATGTATGATATTCTGTATTGTTCCTGTTTATTATTGTTTGTATTTTCTCCATTTTGAAAGATAGTTTCTAACCAAGCAGTGTGACCAATAAAACGATGCATGTCACAAAAAGTAATAACCTCTCTTGTATGATGATTAGATGAAAAGTCAAACCTAAAGACCTTTGAAAGTGTATTTCTTAGGAAAAATACCTGGTAGGCAGGGCCACAACCATTGTTATGATAGTCCTCTGCCCTCGGGATATCTTGATTTGTTTCGCGCATCCATCTGTAATACTCAGGGTTATGAATTTGACCCTTTTCGATTTGACCAGATTTCCAGGAGAAGGCAACCTTACAGCCAGGGCACCACATCTGATCACATCCATCAATTTTATTGATCATTTCACCACAACCAGGGCATGGTTTTGTGTCTCGTTTGATAAGTTTGACAGTATCTAGTTTGTCTTTATCACACTCATGATCTTCTGTGAGTGGTTCCAGACAATCTTTGCATGTTTTCTTATCACAGACCCGACATAACCAACTCGAATTTACAAAACCGTTACATTCAGGGTGAGAGCATTTGAAATTAAAGTTTGTACCAGTTGGAGTATTTGTCGTGTTTAAAAGGGTTGTAATGATATTAGTGTGTTCCATAATCTGTGAATTAATTTTTTTAAGTTTTTTCGTGAGTTCTTTACGTTCTTCCATTAAGACCTGGATAGCCTCTTGATGCTTTCTTGAATCTTTAACTCGAACTGCCTTATCCTGTGTTTCTGGAAGCTGAGAAACTTGACGATCTAGTAGCACCTTTTCGTAGTGGGCTTTGTAGGTTTTGTAAAACCAGGCCTTGTTAAGTTTTTCTGACATAAAGATATTTGAGTAGGGGTTTTTACAGAACATACACTTCGGATCTTCATCAATAGAAAGTAGATACGTTCTGACACAACATTTGCATGCCGTCTTTGCACAACTGTTACACTCAACGATCGAGTGTTCCGTCTTGTTATAATCTTCGGTGCAGATTGAACAGGTCATGGTTTGTTATACCATAGACTTAACATACTACTCACGGTTTCATATTTGTCGTAAATTTTTTAAACTTATAATAAGCTAGCTTAAAAATATAACCAATATATAAGTAATGAGTAGCGAAAGTGATTATGAGTTTGAATATGATTATTCTGCTCACCATATTTCGCGGAAAAATATTGAAACTATTACACAGTTAAGGCCTGTTAATATAGAACACTATTGTCAGGCATTTGTTCACAAAAGTATTCAAAAATATACTAAAAATAATTGCTCAGCCATGAATTATACTAAACAGTCATATGAAAGATATGAATATTTAGGTGATTCTGTACTGAGTTTGATCATAGCAGACTATTTATTTAAGAAATATTCAGACAAAACAGAGGGATTTCTTACTAGAATAAGAACAAAGTTGGTAAACGGTAAGACTTTAGCTAGATTTGCTAGACATTTAGATCTTGGTAAGCATATTTTAATGAGCTCGAACGTAGAAAAAATAGACGGAAGAAACAATGATAGAATACTTGAGGATGTATTTGAAGCACTTATTTGTGCTATATATTTAGATTTAGGATTCGAAAAGGCAAACCGCTTCGTAATTCGAGTTCTAGAAGAAGTTATAGATTTTAAACAATTAGAAGAAGATGATAACTACAAAGATATTCTACTTAGATTTTGTCAAAATAAAATGAACACGACACCAACATATGACACTATTGAGGTAAATGGACCACCACATTTAAGAGAATTTAAGGTAGCCTGTTACATTCAAGGTATACAATATAAATATGGAGTTGGTAAATGCAAGAAGATCGCGGAACAACAAGCAGCTAAATTTACATTGCAACATTTTGGATACAGCTTTGAGAAAAAAATGTAATTAATATATAATGAAAAAAGTAGCTATCACATCTCTATTAACAATAGTAGCTATTTTCATATACTTCAATTTTATATACGAGTCCGAATACGTCATCAAATTTGCTGAAATAGATAAATCAGTTATTTGCAACAAACGTGACGGAAAAGGACAACTCCCGATAAAATTCAAGTATGAAAATAGAGAGATTTCTTTAAGTTTACCAACAGATGAATGTTATATGTATTCTAAGGATGCTTATATACCTATAAAATTTGTTCCAGGTAATATTAGAGCGACAATTAAACTTTATCGCGAGAAACTTTTTAATTGTATTGATATTTTATTAATTTTTGTAGTTCTTGGGTTAATTATCTATATCATGGATTAGTTGTGCTACCAAACCCTCCATCACCTCGTTTAGTTTCATCTAGTGTATCAACTAAATTAAATTTAGGTAGATTACCATCAAATGCCACTATTTGAAATAGACATTGTCCATAGTTAATATTGAAATCTTCATCGGAGATATTATCTACAACAGCCATTAGCTCTCCTCTGTAAGATTTATCAATAATACCTATGCTATTTGACAGACGCAGTGGTGTCTTAACAATGGAGCTCCTTGGGACTAGCATATATCCATGATTTGCTGCAGTCTTGATCTTAAGTTTAACCTTGTAACCCTGTGCTCTTGCAGGTACGGTAACATCTTGTAGAGTTGGAATATCCAATCCTACATCTTCATTTTCTACAGCCTTTGAATAGGTGGGATGGTATAACCAGTGGTGTTTATCTCCAAGAACCTGTATATCTAACTTCATTCTAAATATGTATACTTTATTTCTCTATACTGCTTTCATAATATAGGCTGTTTTACTAATTGGTTCGCATATGTTTATCACATCTCTAATTTTTAGTAGAGCACTATGAGCTCTATATATGTCACTCGTGTATGAATCTAAATGAGTAAGTTCTATTTCAAACTCTTCATTGATTATAATCGCATCTGGAATTTCTTCTTCTACCTTAGTCAAGTCAAATGAACACTCTCGGTGAGAATAAGACATTCTATCTTTACGGCGAATAAATTTAAGCGGACCATCAGCCTTTTTACATGGTTCTTCTCTACTAACAGTTATACGAAAATCATAGGGTGTTCCGATAAATCTAAAATCTTCCGTTGCCAGTCTTGTCTTCTTGGTATATTTTTTATCACACAACTTCACACTATTGTATATGTGCTCTTCTG